TAAGCAAGGAGTCAATTATGATAAGATTAGGTACCGTGTTCAGCGGCATTGGCGCGGTTGAACACGCATTAGATCGCTTGGGGATTCCGTATGAGATTGCCTTTGCGTGTGACAATGGTGAACGCCGACTCAAAACCAGTTACGATGCCATTTTTGCGGCTACTGAAGGAATGAGTAATTCAGAAAAAAACAAATATGTTACTGATTTGTACAATTCTGAATCAGGCGTAAATTATGTAGAGCAAACATATAAAGCCAATTACCACATTGAGGATACAGACTTCTATCAGGATGTCAAACTTCTCGATGGGCATGAATTTAGAGATTCAATTGATTTATTCGTGGGTGGAAGCCCATGCCAGAGTTTTTCCATAATGGGCAAACGCGGGGGGCTTGAAGAGGCACGAGGAACGCTATTCTATGAATATGCACGTCTTGTTGATGAGATTCGTCCCAAGGTTTTCATTTATGAAAATGTCACGGGTATGCTGAATCACGATGGAGGCCGTACCTGGGAAGTTATTTCCAATATTTTCAATACGCTTGGTTATGTTTGGAAGTACTGGGTATTAAATGCAACCGACTTTGGTCTCCCGCAGAACAGAAGAAGAATTTTTGTTGTTGGTTTCAGAAAGGACCTTGCGAAATTCTTTGAACGTATCAACGATCCCCAAAAAGTAAAGCTGCTCGAAGATATGACTGCACATCTGGAAGAGTTTATTCCTAATAAATATTACTTGCCAGAGAAAGGGTTCAAGAGAGTTATTGACCCCAAGCAGAAGAAGCACGTCGCACTGAACGGTAAAATCGCTCGTTGCCAGGTGGCTTGCCAGCAATTTAACTGGTTCGGAGATATGAGATTTGAGCCAGAAATTCCCCAACGACTCGAAGAGGACGAACGCATATTTAAGGGTGAATATAATGGCGTTCGTGGAGTGGCTCGTTGTCTTACCCCCCGTGAATGCCTACGTCTTATGGGGTTTTCTGACAGCTTTAAAATCGATGTGCCAGACCCACATATGTATAGGCAGGTGGGAAATTCCATTGCGGTTAATGTACTGATGGAAGTCGTAAGACAGATTAGATTGACCGGTGTATTTGAAAAGGAAGAACAGTCATGAACAAAGAAAACAGACTCCAAGTTGCAACCGTATTTAGCGGCATCGGAGCCCCTGAGTTTGCATTACGCAGATTGGGTATTCCGCACGATGTCGTCTTTGCCTGCGACAACGGAGAAATTGATTTATTAAAGTCGGATGAGGAAATCATCGAGGATTTGAAGGGTATACCCTCTTTGGAAGAACGCAAGGCTTATGTGCGTTCCCTTATCCCCCCAAGACGAATTAACTCCGTCAAGAAATCATATCTCGCAAACTATAACATGGACGAAAGTCACTACTACCACAATGTGAGATTTTTAGAGGGTACTGAATATCGCGGAAAAGTCGACCTTTTTGTGGGAGGTAGCCCCTGTCAAAGTTTTACTTTGCTGGGTTATCAAAAGGGTCTTGAAGAGGCACGAGGCACCCTTTTCTACGAATTTGCTCGTTTAGTAGATGAAATACAGCCGAAAGTATTTATTTACGAAAACGTCCAGGGGCTCATTAAACACGATAAGGGACGCACATGGGAAGTTGTTCAGCGCGTATTCGATTCTCTGGGATACAAATTACATTCCGCTGTCCTGGACGCTGCAGAATATGGCCTCCCCCAAAAGCGTAGGCGTATATTTGTTGTCGGCTTTAAGCATGGTGGGGAGAATTTCAAATTTCCCAATACAGTGCCACTTGAATTTACAATGCAGGATTTCCTGCTTGAAAACGCTGCAGATGGTCATGTAACAGCAAGCGGAGAAAGAATTACAGTAAAACCTGGTGGCCAAGAAGTTCCTGATAGGTATTTCTTGTCCGAAAGAATTCTCCCCGGCATTATGTGCGAAGGTACTGGTGGTTTCTCTATGAAACCGGAAATCGATCTTAAAATCGCCCGTCCACTTATGAGTACCATGCACAAAATGCACAGAGCTGGTGAGGATAACTATGTAACCACAAACGGTAAAATCAGACGTCTTGCACCAAGAGAATGTCTCCGCCTTATGGGATTCACCGACGACTTTAAAATCGAGGTTGCTGACACCCCCATGTACAAGCAGGCCGGAAACTCTGTGGCTGTGGATGTACTAATGGGGCTTATCAAAGAAATCATAAAGTGTATGGAGGTGTAAATCATGAAATGGTCAATGGATACGCATAAGTATATTAGTGAGATCACAAGGACTGCACTTAAAGTTATGTCCGACCACAACATTTCATCCGAGTCCGAGCCAGAAGAAATAGAGGCCGTAGAGCGTGATTTGGCAGCCGCTGGCGTCTATAAAGATTTTGAGGCCGCAAAAGGTCGTGTTCGCCGCGCTTTGTTTACCTATTTTAAGGCATATCACTGCCTGGATGCAAACGAGCGTCTGACGGACATTGGACGCCTATATGCCGATGGAAGCCTCTCAATTCAGGAATTTTCATTTTACTATATCGTCAACTACATTTACAAAGACGATTATTCAGAATACTATCCCACAAGGTTAGTACTCTCCTGCCTTAAGCAATTGGCGGACCGGGGCGCTCAACACGCATATATTTCAGCGTATGATTTTTCCAGAATTGTTGACTGCAATTCGTTTGAGGATGTAAACAGTACCCTTATCGATGATTTGCTCTCTGTCCGTCTTGGTCAGATTCCCGTTGTAAATGAGAGAAATATCGGTTTTGATGTATGGGCAAAAATGCTGGTTCAGGCTGGCATTTTGAAAAGAAACTCCGACCGTTCTCTTTCTGTTGCGAACCAAGGGCTGGCAGATTGGATTCTCGACGCATACGAACAGACTCTTACCACATTGAATGGTAAAATCAACTCTGGCATCTTGAAATACATTCCTGTCCTTCCCCTTAATAATCCGCGTGGCGACATACTGCCTTACGAAAATGAGGGTAAGGCACTGCAAGCATTCTTGTTTGACGCAGTTGATAACGCCATTATCGAAAAGTTTATTTTCACAAATGGTGTTTCCACCTTTGCTGATATGTCAGACACTCTCGGAATTACCGGAGCGAAAGGGTTTTACAGTTCTTTCATCGGTTTGGAGCGACTCATCGGTTTTGCATTGGCAGCTAATCATAATCCTGCCATCAAAGCAGTGGGTGAAATTCTCTCCCGCATCGAAATCAGCACTCTTGATCTGGATGACATCGACATTGACGCTGTTATTGAAATTAGCGAGGAGTCTCGTATTTCTGGTGGAACAAACATCCTTCTGTATGGCGTTCCCGGTTCTGGCAAAAGCTGGACTATCGAGCATGAATACTGCAAGCCAGGCACCAATGTAGAACGACTGGTCTTCCACCCGGACTACACCAATGCCGACTTCGTCGGACAAATTTTGCCAGTTGTAGATCCTGTTGACAAGCAGGTAACCTACGAATTTACTCCTGGCCCATTTACAAATATTCTCCGTGCAGCTTATATCAATCCCCACCAAAGATATGTCCTAATCATTGAAGAAATCAACCGTGGTAACGCTCCTGCCATCTTTGGCGACGTATTCCAGCTGCTTGATAGAGCCGTTGCACCCAAAACGACAGACGGCATCACATATCCTGCCGGAACCAGTGAGTACGGCATCACAAACGGAAATGTTGCCAAAGCTGTTTATGGCGATGAAACCCATAAGGTTCGCATCCCGTCCAATCTATCCATTTTGGGAACCATGAACACCTCTGACCAGAATGTATTTACGCTTGATACTGCATTCCAGCGTAGATGGAGAATGCGTCTTATCGAAAATACTTTCTTTAATGTTCGTACTTCTCTTGCTCAAGCAGAAATCCTCGACACCGAGGTAACCTGGAGAAAGTTCTGTGAAACAGTAAATGAGATCATCATCGGCAATAAAGCAAAAATGGCATCTGCGGAAGACAAGCGTTTGGGTGTTTATTTCGTTCATGAGAATGACCTTAAATTTGATGATAGAGCCAAACCCAAAGCACCGCATACAGTTTTTGCATCGGAATACAATGAACTGCTGAAGGCTGAAATAATGAACGGCACCCCGGAGGAAGCAGCACGCCTTGCAGAAGTGCGTGAGGCCCTTATGCAGATTCGTATCTTCCCGGAAAAGGTTATTAAGTACCTCTGGGATGATGCCTTTAAGTTTAACCCGGAGGCTCTGTTTGATACCGATACTATGGATAGTCTGGAAAAAGTCATCCGCACTTTTGTCCTTAGCCAGGGACGCGACCGCTTTAAGGTTTTCAGGGCTTCTGTTCAGCAGAAACTTTATCCTTCTCAGCAGTAATGACAGCACCGTGAAAGGAGGTGGTCATCGATGGATTTAACTAAGAATCTGCGTCAGCGTTGTCATGTAAACACAAATGAAGATGGTGATTGCTTTGTTGGTGTTAAGGCTGACACAGACGATGCCGTAATATATTTCCCGCTCGGATATCAGCTGCCGGACAATGACGATGACCTGCGTGTTGATATCAACAACCTTTTCGGTGTCCTGGCTGCGTTCATGAAGGAAGATCGCGTAATCGAGGCATCTCAATTTGAAGCTCCGCAAACCGTGGACTTTCCTATCCATGCATACCTGGTTGTCATTCGTGACTTTTTACGAAATGCAAGATATTATACAGAAACAGATCCTGTATATAAAACAGACACCAAAGGCAGAGCGTCTTGGGCGCGTACTATTAGAGAACAGCGTCCTCTGGTGCAAAAGAACGGCTCCTTGATTTTCACAAGCATGACGGTTCGTACCTCTACTCCTAACGAAAACAAGGATATTACGCAGATTCATAAATACTGTGTATATGAAGCCTTCGAAAAAATGGGATGGCTTTATGTACCGTTCATGCCGGAGCAGCCTGGAAATCACCCAAGCATCAAAGCGTCCATTGCCATACTTACAAAGAAACTCAGCACCACCAACAATGATAATGAGCAGAAATTGTTCGGTGCTATGCGTTCCATGCTTGAGTATATGGATCAGCACAGTTCTGATACACGGTATTTTTTTGGAACAGATCACTTTGAAAATGTATGGGAAAAGATGATTGATAAGGCATTTGGCATTGAGGACAAGGAACGGTATTTTCCTCGTACCAGATGGTTACTCAGCCACGGCACCGAACGCGAAAAAACACCGCTATATCCTGACTCCGTCATGATTTACGGTGACCACTATTATGTGTTGGATGCAAAATGCTACCGCTACGGTTGGACCGGCAACCCGGATCACCTTCCTAATGGTACGGACATCAACAAGCAGATTACATATGGTGAGTACATAGAACGAGCGCATGGCATTCCCAACGAGAGATTGTTCAACTGTTTCATCATGCCGTTTAACCAGGCAGATAATCTCTTTGGAATTACCGACGCTGTTGGTAACATCGGTGAAGCCGTCGGTGATTGGCGGTATGACCCCAACAATCCCAAGATGAAAAACTATGAACGCATTCAGGGTATTGTCATGGACACTCGATATCTCATGTACAACTATATCGGAACCCCAGAGCAGCAAAAGAAAGAACTGGCAGAATGTATCGAACGAGTTCTTTCCAAGGGGCTTGTATCTGCACCACGCATAAGATAAAACTATGACCGCCGTCTAATAGCACTTTGCTATTGGGCGGCGGTCTTTTTTTATTTGTTCATTTTTCTCTCACGGGCTCTTCGCTGTGCGGCTGCGTTTGCACAAGCAGAACAGCAATATTTCTTGTTGGTCGCGGTCGCATTAACCAGGAAGTATACTTCACGCTTACAACTTGGGTTCTGGCATTCCTTATATATTTCCACACCAGGTTTCATATAAAAAATCGAGAAATAGATTGCCTCTAACAGACTGTCCATCTGCCATTCTGCTTCAAGCGTTTCAGGGGAAATTGCCGGGCGGATGGTTGAAATATAATAGTTTATTTCTGCACTTACCACAATCCGGGCAATCCGAACCAAGGTAGCCTTCATTTCTTCCGAAAATTCAAAATCAGCATTCTGGGAATAGTATGCCAGCCTTTTGTGAGAGACCTCTTTTATGATACCGCGCTGAAGCTGATAATGGTAGAAAAAGTCGATAAGCAACCTAAGATCAGCATCTGCATCCTCCAAGCCTGTGTACATAGCCACTAAATGCTTGAATGACTGGCTGTTGCTGCCGGGCAGCGTTGTCAAACCAGAACCGCTCCTTACAGCATTAAAAAATGACATTTCGACGGTGTTTGCTCCGCCAACAAGGATGTCATTCACAGAGAACTTTCCAGTGTTAAAGGCCTCTTGATTACGACTCATATCTGGGAAATTATTGTAATCACGGAGGTATTGCGTAAATGGATGGGGGCATGATGCAAGGTTCCCGGTTGAAAGTTCAATTTCAATAGGGTCTGAAAACAGCAGATATGCTGCCATAATAACGATATTTTTGTAATTTACCTGTCCGGCAATGGCATTCATCAGCCTGACTGTAGCTTTGATACGATTTACAAATTCCATGATTTGCGTGGCTTCAACAGATTCATAACCAGCCGTGCTGATAGGAACCAGGAACCCAAATTGCTTAAAAAACTGTATGTGGGCATCTATATCACCGTCCTTGATGGCAAGCAGCTTACTCAGCACATTCGACTGAATAACACCGCCAGCATTGCCGGAAAGATTCAACCCTTTTTGTGGCATATAAGAAAATTTCAAAGGTAGCTGTACATTACCGCATATTTTGAGTGTTGTCTGCGGTTCGACCCCGGGGGCGACATTCACAACGTCCTTCTGGCAGTCACAAGCCAGGTTTTCACAGCCGAAAAAGCTGCTCATCAAAATTTCTGATAATTTTTTTGACATTTTTCTATCCGTAGCGGTACATAAGTACGCTGTCCTTTCTTAAAAAATGAAACAAACCTTTACTTTTGTCTGCAAGGTGTCCTCTAACACTTTGCCACTTTATAAATTATAGCACATAAATAAAGGTATTGCAATACATAACCCCTTATGCTGCATATCAGAGTAAGGGGTGTTTTTATGGAAATTTTCTTATTTGTCTCTGTGTAGTAAAATATCAGCAACAAGAACAGCTATTACGATTATGGTATGACACCCTTTTGGGGTGGATCAATAATCTCGGAGTTGATTGAGGTACCCGTCCACAATCATCTGGAATGCCTCCTCTGGTATCTCCTTGCTCTTGTATAGTTCGATCATTGGCAACAGTTTCTTGATGATGTCATTCATATCCCGGAATGCGGTCTCGTTTCCACATTGGGTGAACTCTGCGTAGAGTTCCTGGGCCTCTACGGTGTCATAGTCGTACAGCCCATCAAACTCAATATGGCTCGGAAAGTATATTACAGGATACTCGACATCCAGGTATATGTGACTACACGACGGGCCATCCGCGCCATAGCACACATCGAACACTTCCTCGTTGTTGTGAGTCCATGTGGTTACACGGGCCTTATCTGTTCGCAATAATTCAACCAGGAATGCAAGGACAGCACGAGGTGTTGCAGATGATTTCTCCGCAGCCTTGTTCCCGGTGAGTTCATCCATTGATACCCTGAAGTGCTGCGCTATGCGGTACAGCTGTTCAAGGGTAAATTGCTTCTTCTCATCTGGGTTTAGAGCCTTGCTAAAATTCCCCTGGCTCATCCCAGCAATCTCAGCCAGTTCGCTCTGTGTGAGATCATGTTTTTTTAGAAGTCCCCGGATATTCTCTTGGAGCAATTTGAAATTCAGTTCTGACATATTTATATTCCTTTCCGATATATACTTTCGGTTTCGATATGAAATTGCAGGATTTGAATATATCTTATCACATCAAGTACAATTTTGGTAGTACCTACCGAAAAATATCGAAGAAAGGAGGAGCGTCAATGGAGCCCGTAAAGAACCTAAATGACAAGCGGGTCTGTGACATCAGCCATGACCGCAAGGTCGTGGAGATTGTCCAGAAGGGCTGTCTCACACGAATCACAGCCAACCCAGACGGAACACTCAAGGTTGAGAATGTTCCGCTACCCAAAGCAGCGTAAGTAAATAAACCAGGTAATCCGCCAGAACGCAAGACGGCAGTGCGGGACCTACTTTCTCCCCTACGGGAGAGGTGGGTCTCACCCTGCCGTCTTTTTCTGTTTTAGCGGACTTGGCGGCTCTGGACGGATTGCGAAATCTGAAAGGAGCCAAATAAATGAAAACCAACGACAATCAGCACTACATCTATCTGCGTTCCACCCGCGAGCGCATCCCCTGCACCGAAGAGGAATTTCGTGCTTATTACCACGACATCGACCTATTCAGGCAAAGACAGCAATACCGCAAGCAGTGCGTATGCCCGCAAAAGAAGTGGCTCGAATGTGATATGGACTGCCAAACCTGTCCGTTCCGTCGCAACGATGTCTTTTCTTTGGACAAGCCACTCGAAACTGCGGAAGGTGAAGAAATGAGCCTTCTGGAGTCCATCCCGGACGAATCGCCTCTTATTTCCGAAATCATCGCCAATAAGGAACATTTGAATTTGCTGTTCCGCAGGCTCAATGAAATCATGCCAGAGGCAATCGAAATCGGCAGGCTGCGTCAAATCGGTCTTAACGATAGTGACATTGCTGCGAGAATCGGCAAGCCAAGAACAACACTTCTATCCCGGCTGCAAAAGGCGAGAAAAATCCTTGAGGCTGAGTTCCCAGAATTTTTTTGAAAAAACTTTTCTGAATTTTCGTCAAAACGCATTTCAATTCCTCGGTGGCGAAGTGGAAAGGGCAAAAACGACACGGCTCCTTCCAGGAGGTGACAAGGAATGTACGAGTACGAAAACAAGACGATGAACCCCGAAGAGGAACTGGTTGATATCCTTCTGGACTTTATCATCGTCGCAGCAAACCTGGCAAAAAGCATCAACCGCTCACTCAAGCAGAAGCAAATCAAGGAAGGAGGCAACGTCAATGGGCAGAATCAGCGAATTGGAACTGGCAATCAAGGACCTGCGCAGCGCCGCAGCCACTATTAATGAAGTGGCAAACACCCTGGCAGAGATGTTCAGCACCACGGCTGATGAAGCCCCTGACGCTGCCACCCCTGCCGAACCCCAGCTGACCCTGGAACAGGTCAGAGCCGTTCTTGCGGACAAGTCCCGTATGGGCTTCACCGCCGAGATCCGAACTCTGCTCCAGAAGTACGGCGCAGCCAAGCTATCCGGCATCGACCCCGTCCACTATAAGGCACTGGTTGCCGATGCGGAGGTGCTGGGCGATGGCTAAACACGCAGTCCTTTCGGCATCCTCGTCCGAACGGTGGCTGAACTGCCCGCCCTCCGCAAGGCTCTGCGAAGCCTACGAGGATAAAGGCAGTGACTATGCCGCCGAGGGCACCGATGCCCACACCCTCTGTGAGTACCGACTGAAACAGGCTCTGGGCATTCCCGCGGAAGACCCCATCGAGAACCTGTCCTGGTACAACGAAGAAATGGAAGAATGCGCTGCCGGATATGCCGCCTATGTGGTGGAACTTTTGGAAACCGCAAAGCAGACCTGCTCCGACCCTGTGGTCATGATTGAGCAGCGAGTGGACTTCTCCCGTTGGGTTCAGGAGGGCTTCGGTACAGCCGACTGCATCCTCATTGCCGATGGTGTCCTCAATATCGTGGACTACAAGCACGGCAAGGGTGTGGAGGTCAGCGCCGAGGGCAACACACAGCTTTCCCTCTACTCTCTGGGTGCGTTGGAGATTTTCGATGGCATCTATGACATCGATAGGGTCTGCGTCCATATCTTCCAGCCCCGCAAATCCAATGTGGTCAGTTCCATGATGGATAAGGCCGACCTTTATGAGTGGGCTGACACCGAACTGACCGAAAAGGCTCAGCTGGCATACGAAGGTCAAGGCTCCTTCAGCTGCGGTGAGTGGTGCCGGTTCTGCAAGGCAAAAGCCGAGTGCAGAGAACGCGCCGAAGCGAACCTGGCTCTTGCCCGGTACGAATTCCAGTCTCCCGCACTCCTGGATGATGAGGAGATTGCCGACATCCTCGGCAAGGTCGATGCTCTGACCGCCTGGGCATCCGATGTAAAGGAATATGCCCTTCAGCAAGCAGTCAGCGGTAAGGAATGGACCGGCTGGAAACTGGTCGAGGGTCGTTCCAACCGCAAGTACACCAGTGAAGCCGCCGTTGCCGCCACCGTGGAAGGCGCAGGCTTCGACCCTTATGAACGAAAAGTCCTCGGTGTCACCGCCATGCAGAAGATGCTCGGCAAGACTCGCTTTGAGGAACTTCTCGCTCCCTATATTGAAAAACCGCAAGGCAAACCAACGCTCGTGCCGGAGAGCGACAAACGTCCGGCAATGAATACAGCCAAAAACGATTTTATGGAGGAATTTTAATATGTCTAACACTGCAAACAGAGTCACCAATCCCATGAAGGTTATCACCGGTCCCGACACCCGTTGGTCTTATGCCAATGTCTGGGAGCCTAAGTCCATCAATGGCGGCGCAGCTAAGTACAGCGTCAGCCTCATCATTCCCAAGTCCGATACCAAGACGGTCGCAAAGATCAAGGCGGCTATTGAGGCTGCCTACCAGGAAGGTCAGGCCAAGCTGAAGGGCAACGGTCGTTCCGTTCCTCCTCTCGCTGCCATTAAGAACCCCCTGCGCGATGGTGATGTCGAGAGACCCGATGACCCCGCATATGCCAACGCATACTTCGTCAATGCCAACTCCGCTACCGCTCCCGGCATCGTTGACGCTGACCGCAATCCCGTGCTGACCCGCTCCGAGGTCTACTCCGGCGTGTATGGTCGTGCCAGCATCAACTTCTATGCCTTTAACTCCAACGGCAACAAGGGTATCGCCTGCGGTCTGAATAACCTGCAGCTCATCCGTGCCGGTGAACCCTTGGGTGGTAAGGCAAGCGCCGAGTCCGACTTCGCAACCGATGCCGAGGATGACTTCCTGGACTAACGGAGGTGCGCCATGACCGAATTTCAGGAGCTGATGCTCTACACCTGCTTCGGTGCTATGACCGGCGTATTTGTCGCAGAAATCATCTTCATCATCGCATCTGCGGTGTCCTGGGCAAAGGACAAAATCCGTAAGCGCAAGGAAAAGAAAGCCAACCCCGACAAGTAAGCACCATGCCCCTTGGGCGGTAGAGCAATCTGCCGCCCTGTTGGGGTACTCGAAAGGACCGGTGACCATGAAAACACTCTCAATCGATATCGAGACCTACAGTGATCAGAACCTGGCGAAAACCGGGGTCTACCGCTATGTGGAGTCTCCCGTATTTCAAATACTTTTATTTTCTTACAGCGTTGACGGCGGTCCCGTTCAGCTGATTGACCTTGCCTGCGGTGAAGAGATTCCCACCGAGGTCATATCTGCACTGACAGATGATTCCGTAATCAAATGGGCCTTCAACGCCACCTTTGAACGCATCTGCCTGTCCCGTCATTTGAGGTATCCCACCGGGGATTACCTTGACCCGGAATCCTGGCGCTGTTCCATGATCTGGGCGGCCACGATGGGACTACCGCTTTCCTTGGAAGGTGTCGGTGCCGTGCTTGGACTTGAAAAGCAGAAGCTGACCGAGGGCAAGGAACTCATCAAGTATTTCTGTCAGCCCTGTGCGCCTACCAAAACCAACGGACAGCGTACCCGTAACCTTCCGGCTCATGCCCCGGATAAGTGGCTGGCTTTCAAAAAGTACAACATCCGTGATGTGGAGGCCGAGATGTCCATTCAGACTCGGCTTGCAAAATATCCCGTGCCGGACAGCGTGTGGGACGAATACCACATCGACCAGGAAATCAATGACCGTGGTGTTGCTTTGGATATGGAACTGGTGCGACAGGCCATTCAGATGGATGGGCGTTCCCGCTCCGAACTGACCCAGGCAATGAAGGATCTGACCGCATTGGAGAACCCCAACTCTGTGCAGCAGATGAAGGGCTGGCTCTCCCTCAACGGTATGGAAACCGACACCCTCGGCAAAAAGGCTGTGGCTGAAATGCTGAAGACTGCACCGCCGGAATTGCAGACGGTGCTGACTCTCCGCCAGCAGCTTGCCAAGTCCTCGGTAAAGAAATACCAGGCAATGGAGACTGCGGTCTGTGCCGATGGTCGTGCAAGAGGTATGTTCCAGTTCTATGGTGCCAACCGCACTGGAAGATGGGCAGGTCGCATCATTCAAATGCAAAATCTGCCCCAGAACCATTTGGTGGATCTGGCGGAAGCCCGTGGGCTTGTCCGCTGCGGTGACTTTGAAGGTGTGGAAATGCTCTACGAAGATGTGCCGGATACGCTGTCCCAGCTGATCCGCACCGCATTCGTTCCCCAGGGCGACCACAAACTCATCGTTGCCGACTTCTCCGCCATTGAAGCACGTGTCATTGCATGGCTTGCCGGAGAGCAATGGCGGCAGAAGGTCTTTGCTCAGGGCAAGGATATCTACTGCGCCTCTGCCAGTCAGATGTTCGGCGTTCCCGTGGAAAAGCACGGTATCAACGGTCACCTTCGGCAGAAAGGAAAAATCGCAGAATTGGCTCTCGGTTATGGTGGCTCCGTTGGCGCTTTGAAGGCAATGGGTGCATTAGAGATGGGGCTTTCCGAGGACGAACTTCAGCCCCTTGTTACAGCTTGGCGAGATGCCAACCCTCAAATCGTACAGTTTTGGTGGGCTGTGGATAATGCCGTCAAAGAGGCTGTGATTTATAAAATCCAAACCGAGACACACGGTATCGAGTTTGAATGTCGGAAAGGAATGCTGTTCATCACGCTCCCATCCGGCAGACGACTTGCCTATGTGAAACCCAAGATCGGCACTAACAAATTCGGTGGGGACTGTATCACCTATGAAGGTGTCGGCAGCACGAAAAAGTGGGAACGGTTGGACAGCTACGGACCCAAGTTCGTGGAGAACATCGTGCAGGCTACGGCAAGGGATATCCTCTGCTATGCGATGCAGACCCTCCGCTGCTGCTCCATCGTGATGCATATCCACGATGAAGTGGTCATCGAAGCCGACCACCGGATGTCACTACAGGCAGTCTGCGATCAGATGGGCAGAACCCCTCCCTGGGCGAAGGGTTTACAGCTTCGTGCCGATGGATATGAAACAGATTTTTATAAGAAAGATTAGGAGAATTTTATGAGTAAAGATTTTATTTCCTGCCCTTGGAATCGGCAGAACTGTCAAGCAAATGAAAACGGTAGTTGCATCGCACTCAAGGATGCTGACTTCGGCGGACGCCCTTGTCCGTTTTATAAAAGCTATGACCAGGCGGACAAAGCATGGCTCGATGCCATTGCCAGACTGGTCAATCAGGGCAAGTACGATGAAGCGTACCGCTGCGCCGAGAGAGGATGGTTGTTGTAATGGGAATCAACAAGTTCAACAGCGAGGGGTATTACGACCCCACCGCTTATGAGGCTATGACTGCCGTAGAAAAGGAAGAACGGGCGCTCCGTGCCTTCCGTCCCATCGTTTACATCTGCTCACCTTATGCCGGGGATGTGACGAAGAATGTCGAAAACGCTCGAAAGTATAGCCGCTTCGCAGTGGACAAGGGTTACATTCCCATTGCACCACATCTGCTGTTTCCGCAGTTTCTGAACGATGGCAATCCCAAAGAGCGTCAGCTGGGGCTGTTCTTTGGAAATGCCCTGATGAGCAAGTGCAGCGAGGTGTGGGTCTTCGGTGACCGCATCTCCACCGGTATGGAAGCAGAAATCCGCAGAGCCAAGTGGAAGAACTACCGCTTGCGTTACTTTACCAATACTTGCGAGGAGGTGCGTCATGGCATTTAAGACAGACTGCGGTGGTCTTGCTATGACCACCGAAATAAAACTCTCCAAAGCCGGTACAACCTGGAACACCAGGCTAAGTCAGATCGGCAGGCATGACCACTTGGTCACCCTGGTTTCTTTCTCCCTGTGCGATTTTACCTACCTCTCCAAAATCATATCGAAGCGAGATGCAGGTACAGGAATTCGTATCATCTGCGGGGATAAGTACGAGTGGAATGCTATTCAGCTTAAGAGGCTGTTCCCGGACTTAAAAATATATATTTCGCCCCACGCACACGCAAAATTGGCACTCATTGAACCAAGCACAGTATGGGTGTCATCCGAAAACCTGGGCCATGTAAGGGACAGTTTCGATGCGTCCATTGGCATCCACAGCGAAGAAGCCTACAACCACTACCTGGCACAGATTGAAAGTTTACTCCGTAGCCGGGATACAAGAGAAATCGAGGAGGTATAAACCATGTTCACCCTTTACAGTGCAGATTTTATCAACGCAGCCAGCAACTGCTCCTACCCCCACAAAACCGAAGTCCACGATGCTGCGGATCTTGCTGCCGCCGTCAGTCGTGACTATGTGTGCGCCGAGTATATGAACCATTACCGCAACGGTGAAAATTTCCTCGGCTCAGACTGTCTCCCTGTGGACTGCGACAACGACCACTCCGAGAATCCTGCCGATTGGGTCACTCCGGCTGATGTCCAGGCGGCATTCCCCGGCATCACCTTTGCCGTCCATTACAGCCGTTTCCATATGCGTGAGAAGAACGGTAAGCCCGCTCGTCCCAAGTTCCATGTGCTGTTTCCCATTGACTGCATGACTGACCCGGCAGCATACAGCGAAATGAAGAAACTGGTCAATACCATCTTCCCGTACTTTGACACCAAGGCTCTGGATGCCGCCCGTTTCTTCTTCGGCACGGCAGAACCCAAGGTGGAGATTTTACCCGGCGAGATGACCCTCAGTGAGTATCTGTCCGGGGATGACTTTGATGCCGATATGGGCAGAGGTTCTCACGGCGGCAACCAGGTCATTCCCGAAGGCAGTCGTAATGCCACCATGTCCCGCTTTGCCGGTCGCGTCATCAAAAAATACGGTGACTGCGAAGAAGCGTTCAACTGCTTTATGGAAGAGGCAGATAAATGCACCCCTCCGCTGGAACAGCAGGAACTGATGACCATTTGGCACTCCGCCCAGAAGTTCTATGCCAAGGTTCAGCAGCAGGACGGGTATATCCCTCCCGAACAGTACAACGATGATACCTCCTACAAGCCGGAGGATTACACCGATGTCGGACAGGCCGAGGTTCTGGCAAAGCACTTCTCCGGGGAACTGCGTTATTCTCCCGCCACTCATTACATCCGCTACAACGGCCGTTATTGGCAGGAAACCGAACCCGGCTCCCAGGCCGTTGCCCACGAACTGACCCGCCGTCAGCTGAGAGAGGCATCGGCTGATATGATGGCTGCCCTTGCTACCCTCAAGGCCTGTGGCGCACAGGATATCCTGGACAACACCTCCAAGGCAAAAGCAGAGATGCTGATGAGCGATGAGCAGATGGAAGCGTATAAAGCCTTCCTGGCGGCAAAGGCATATCAGTCCTTCGTCCTCCAGCGCCGTGCATCCAAGAATATCACCGCCACGCTGAAGGAGTCCCGTCCTATGCTCGAAATCACGCCCCAGGACCTGGACGCCAACCCTTACTTGCTCTGTACCCCGGACGCCACCTATGATCTGCGCCTCGGTCTGGCAGGAGCAAGAGAACATTCCGCCGAGGACTTCATCACCAAGACCACTACCGTTTCTCCCGGTGACCGTGGCAAGCAGATCTGGCTCGACTGCCTGAACACAATTTTCTGCGGTGACCAGGAACTCATCGACTATGTGCAGATGATCTGCGGTCTTGCCGCCGTTGGCAAGGTCGAGGTCGAAGCCCTCATTATCGCATATGGCTGCGGTCGCAACGGCAAGTCCACCTTCTGGAACTCTATCTCTCGTGTCCTGGGTCTGTACAGCGGCAACATCTCTGCCGACACGCTGACCTTCGGATGCCGCCGTAATGTGAAGCCGGAGATGGCTGAAATCAAAGGCAAGCGTCTGCTCATTGCAGCGGAGATGCAGGAAGGCGCTCGACTGAACGATTCCATCGTAAAACAGCTTTGCTCCACCGATGACATTTTTGCGGAGAAAAAGTACAAAGACCCCTTCAGCTTCTCTCCCAGCCACAGCCTTGTGCTGTACACCAACCATCTGCCCAGAGTCAGTGCATCCGATGATGGCACTTGGCGTCGCCTTATCGTTATTCCGTTCAATGCCATCATTGAAGGCAACAGCGACATCAAAAACTACGGCGACTACCTGTATCAGAACGCGGGCGAGAGTATTCTTGCCTGGGTCATCGAAGGTGCCAAGAAGGTCATCGACCTGGAGTACAAGGTAGCGGTTCCGGCTATCGTGCAGAAAGCCATCGATGACTACCGCGCCCAGAACGACTGGTTCGGCAATTTCCTCGATGAGAAATGTGATGTGGGTGCCGGTTATCGTGAGAGTTCCAATGCTCTGTATCAGGCATATCGCAATTACTGCATGGAAATCAACGAATATGTCCGTTCCACCGCAGACTTCTATGCTGCTCTTGAGGGTGCGGGTTTCGACCGCATTAAGGTCAAAAACAAGCGTTTTATCAAGGGTGTGCGACTGAAGCCGGATGATGAGGACGGAGAGGATTTCCTCAACTGACAGACCCCTGGGTTAACCTCGATTAAGGTCATTTCCTAAAAGTCTCTTAGGCACTAAAAAATAAGCCTAAGAAAAAGTCTTGTATATGACATTCAACGAGGTTAACCCAGACCATAAAACCTACAGGAGAAAGCACAATGAGAGAAAAACACATCGAGCAAAAATTAGCCCTGATGGTAAAAAAGCGCGGCGGCATCTGTCCGAAGTTCGTATCTCCTGGATATGATGGGATGCCCGACCGAATTGTTCTTCTGCCTGGTTGCCATTTTGCTTTTGTGGAAGTAAAGGTCCCCGGCGAAAAGCCCCGCCCGCTCCAGCTTTCACGGCACCGATTACTACGCAGACTCGGCTTTCCGGTATATGTCCTGGATGCCGAAGAGCAGATTGGAGGTATCCTTGATGAGATACAAGCCTCATGACTACCAGACTTACGCCATCGACTATATCGAGAGCCATCCCGTTGCCACCGTGTTCCTGGACATGGGTCTCGGCAAAACAAGCATCACCCTTACCGCCATCAATGACCTGCTGTTCGACAGCTTCGAGGTTCACCGGGTGCTGGTGATTGCACCGCTGCGTGTGGCACGGGACACATGGACGGCTGAAGTGGATAAGTGGGATCACCTTCAGAACCTCATCTGCTCCGTGGCTGTCGGCACAGAGGCAGAACGCAAAGCTGCCCTGATGCGACCGGCTGACATTTACATCATCAACCGTGAAAACGTTCAATGGCTTGTGGAGGACAGCGGTATTCCGTTCACCTTCGATATGATTGTCATTGATGAACTGTCCTCCTTCAAGAACCACAACACAAAGCGGTTCAAAGCAATGCTGAAGGTCAGACCCAGAGTTTCCCGCATCGTTGGACTGACCGGCACTCCCGCCTCCAACGGTCTGATGGATCTGTGGGCAGAGTTCCGTATCCTGGATATGGGTCAGCGCCTGGGTCGGTTCATCACCAAGTACCGCACCGACTACTTCATGCCAGACAAACGGAACGGGCAAATCATCTACTCCTACAAACCGCTACCTTACGCAGAAGATGCCATCTACAGGAAAATCGGTGACATCACCATTTCCATGAAGGCAACCGACCACCTGCAGATGCCGGAATTGGTCAGCAGCGAATATGAGGTGCGCCTCTCCGATGAAGAGCGTGAGCATTACGATGAACTCAAGCGTGACCTGGTATTGACCCTGGCTGATGGTGAAATCACAGCCGCCAACGCGGCGTCCCTCTCCGGCAAGCTGTCACAGATGGCAAACGGTGCAATTTATGACGATGGTGGCGAGACCATTCAAATCCATGACCGCAAGCTGGAGGCTTTGGAGGATATCATTGAAGCGGCAAACGGCAAGCCCGTCCTGGTGGCTTACTGGTTCAAGCATGACCTTACCCGCATATCCGAAAGGCTGAAAAAACTGCATATCCCGTTCTCCCGGTTGGATGACTCCACCAGTATCCGCAGATGGAATAACGGAGAAATCCCGGTGGCGCTGATCCATCCTGCATCGGCAGGACACGGACTCAATCTCCAATCCGGCGGGTCCACACTTGTGTGGTTCGGGCTTACTTGGAGTTTGGAACTGTATCAGCAGACTGTAGCCCGTTTGTGGCGACAGGGTCAAACCTCCGAAACCGTGGTGGTTCAGCATATCGTAACAAAGGACACCATTGACAACCGCATCATAAAAGCCCTCTCCCAGAAGGAGCATACACAGACGGCACTTATCGCTGCCGTAAAAGCGGACTTGAAAATCTGAGACAATAATTCGACAAAAATCGACAATCCGTGCCAATCCGAGGATCTCAAAATATCGGAGGTACGAATATGGAACCTTATCAGGCATTAGCCAACGCCATTGTAGAAATGGCCGTAAAAGACTATAAGCAAGCCCTCAAATATCACTTCCGCCACCCCGAAAAGAAAAAATACAGGGATGAGGTTACCGACTTGGAGAACTTTTTCCGTTCTGGTTGGTATGGTATGCTTACTGACCTTGATGGAGAACTTCTCATGGCGGGCATCCGCAAGATGGTGCGTGAGGAGGTGGCAGTATGACCGCAAAGGAGTATCTGAACCAGGCTTATCGGTTGGATGACCGAATCCGCAGTAAGCAGGAGCAGATTGCCGCCCTGAATGACCTTGCCACCAGCTGTTCTGCTTCAATGACAGGAATGCCCAGAAACCCCAACAGCGGTGGTTCACGCATGGCAGATGCTGTATGCAAAATCATCGACCTGCAAGAAAGCATTGCTGCAGACCTTATGGCTTTGGTGGAACTGAAAGCCGAAATCGTTCAAGCTATTAAGGCAGTACAGAATATCGACTATCAGCTGGTTCTTGAACTGCGGTATATCTGCAATAAATCGTGGCCCGAAATCGCTGTAGAGTTGGGCTATAAAATGCGCCACACTTATGAAGTGCATGACGCAGCACTGGAAGAAATCAAAATTCCAGAAAAAATTCTTGTGGTGCAGTAAAACGCACTATTTCGCACTCACCATTAGTGGTATCATTATAATGCGAAGAAAATATGGAACGGCCTCACGGGAGCAATCCTGTGGGGCTTTTCTTATGCCCGGAAAGGAGTGCTTGTGTATGGGCTACCGCAAGGTCAGCTATATAGAACAGGTTTGGTACATCATCAAGTACAAGCTGGGCGCATTATTCCGTAGGAGGTGAACCCATGCCAACCAAACCCAAACGACCATGTTCTTACCCCGGCTGTCCCAACCTTACGGATGGACAGTACTGTGCGGACCATGTAGCCATTGCCCGCAGGCAGTACAACAAGTACGAGCGTTCCCCGGACATCAACAAGAAGTACGGCCGTGCCTGGAAACGAATCCGTGACCGACACATCAGTCAGCATCCTCTCTGCGAGGTGTGTGAGAAGAACGGCAGGCTTGTTCCTGCAGAAGAAGTTCATCATAAAAAGCCCATTTCCCAGGGTGGCACTCACGCAAGAGAGAATTTGATGAGCCTGTGTCGTTCCTGCCATACCAAGATCCACCACGAAATTGGTGACCGGTAGGGGCGGTAACATCTCCAGGACTAAAAAATGCGGGCAGCGGCCTGGGGCTTCGTGTGGAAAATCGCAAAAGTTTCAGGGGGAATAGACCCCTGAATGAAGGAGGTGTGAAATTATGGGCCAAAGAGGACCCAAACCCGGCACTGGTGGCAGACCGAAAAAGGCTATCGCGGATAAGATTTCTGACGGCAATCCCGGCAAGAGACCGCTGACTGTAATTGATTTCAAAGACAGCGCGGCTGACCTGGAAGGACAGGATATGCCCAACCCCAAGGAATTCCTTTCCGCAAAGCAGAAAGACGGCTCTACACTCTGCGCCGCCGAAATCTATGAAAACACATGGAAATGGTTATCCGCTCGTGGCTGTGCAGCCATCGTTTCTCCCGACCTGCTTGAACGCTTCGCTATGGCAAGTGCCAGATGGATTCAATGCGAATCCATCACCAGTGAGGTCGGTTTCCTGGCAAAGCATCCCACCACGGGTGCTGCTATCCAGTCACCCTATGTGGCTATCGCAAATACCTACATGACCCAGGCGAATCGTCTGTGGTCAGAAATTTTCCAGATTGTCCGTGAGAACTGCACCAGCGAATACAGCGGTGCAAGCCCCCAGGACGATGTGATGGAAAGACTACTTCGTGCAAGGAAAGGATAATGAATTATGTTTGAAAAAGTAAATCCCGCCCATCCCGATAAGGTGGCGGACAGAATCGCCGGTGCCGTAGTGGACATCGCATACGAAACCCAAATCGACCCCAAGGTCGCTGTGGAGGTTCTGATCGGTCACGGTGTTTGCCATATCATCGCAGAGACCTCTGCAAAGCTGAACAAGAAAAAGGTGGTCGCCGCCGTGCATCGCATTGCCGGAAACCTGGATGTCGATCTTGTGGTCGTTCCCCAGGATGGTCACCTTGCTCGAAACCAGGCTGATGCCATCCGCTGCGGTGATAACGGCATCTTCAAGGGTATGCCTATGACCGAAGAGCAGAAAACTCTCTCCGGCATTGCCCGTGATATTTATAAGGCTTGCTCCTATGATGGCAAGTACATCCTGGACGGAGACCGACTCATCATCTGCCAGAGCAACGCAAAGACCGCACATCTCCGTGAAATGTATCCCTCTGCCGAAATCAATCCCCTCGGTGACTGGACCGGTGGCACGGACGTGGATACCGGAGCTACCAACCGCAAGCTGGGCAGTGATATGGCTGACTCCGTAACTGGCGGTGGTCTCCACGGCAAGGATCTGTCCAAGGCTGATGTCAGCGTGAACATCTATGCTTGGCTCAAGGCCCAGGAGACCGGCAAGCCTGTGGAGTTCTGCTGCGCCATCGGTGATGAGACTGTCGGTGGCATTCCCTACGAGGAAATCGTGGAAACGGCAAGAGTCTATATCAAGTCCGTTGGTGGCTTTGAGGCATTTGCCGGGTGGGGTCTTGTATGATTTTTGAGAAAAAGAATACGGCAGACCTTCTGCCTGCCGACTACAATCCCCGCAAAGACCTCAAGCCCGGTGATACGGAATATGAAAAGCTGAAACGCTCCATCGAGCAGTTCGGCTATGTGGAGCCTGTCATCTGGAATAAGACCACCGGCCGTGTGGTTGGTGGACATCAGCGTCTGAAGGTGCTGATGGATATGGGTATGACCGAAGTGGACTGCGTTGTGGTGGAAATGGATGAGGAAAAGGAAAAAGCCCTCAACATCGCCCTCAACAAAATCAGCGGTGATTGGGATAAGGATAAGTTGGCTCTGCTGATCGCTGATCTGCAGGGTGCTGACTTCGATGTGTCCCTTACTGGTTTTGAGCCTGCCGAAATCGATGACCTATTCAAGGATACCCTCAAGGACGGTGTCAAGGATGATGATTTCGATGTGGGCGCAGAACTTCAGAATCCCACCATCACCAAGCCCGGTGACATCTGGCATCTCGGTCGCCACCGTCTGATCTGCGGTGACAGCACCAAGGCTGAAACCTATGACCTCCTGATGGGCAGCACCAAAGCAAACCTGGTCATCACCGACCCTCCGTACAACGTCAACTATGAAGGCAGCGCCGGCAAAATCAAAAATGATAACATGGCTGACGAAGCCTTTTATAACTTCCTTCTGGATGCATACACGCAAATGCACTCTGCAATGGCGGACGATGCCTCCATCTATGTGTTCCACGCAGACACCGAGGGTCTGAACTTCCGCAAGGCTTTTGCCGATGCGGGTTTTTATTTGTCCGGCTGTTGCATCTGGAAAAAGCAGTCCCTTGTGCTGGGGCGCTCTCCTTACCAGTGGCAGCACGAACCCTGCCTGTACGGTTGGAAGAAAAACGGCAAACACCAGTGGTACACCGGCAGGAAGGAAACCACCATCTGGGAATTCGACAAGCCCAAGAAGAACGGTGACCATCCGACCATGAAGCCGATCCCGCTGCTTGCATATCCCATTATGAATTCTTCCATGAGCAACAGCGTGGTGCTTGACCCCTTTGGCGGTTCCGGCAGTACGCTCATTGCCTGTGAGCAGACCGACCGCATCTGCTACACCATCGAATTGGACGAAAAGTTCTGCGATGTTATCGTGAAGCGGTACATCGAGCAGGTCGGCTCATCGGACGAAGTTTCGGTCATTCGTACCGGACTTTCGTACAAATACTCCGAATTGGAGGTACAGCATGAATAATTTGACCCTGGGCAGTCTGTTTGACGGCTCCGGTGGCTTTCCGTTGGGCGGCTTGATTTCCGGCATCACACCTGTGTGGGCATCGGAGATTGAGCCGTTTCCTATTCGGGTCACTACCAAGCGCCTGCCCTTTATGAAACATTACGGTGACATCTCCCAGATGGATGGCGGGAAGATCGAGCCTGTGGACATCATCTGTTTTGGCTCACCCTGCACTGATATGTCCGTTGCCGGACGCAGAGCCGGTTTGGAAGGACAGCAGTCCGTCCTCTTCTATCAAGCCATCCGCATTATTAAGGAAATGAGGTGTGCCACCAATGGCAAATATCCAAGATACTGCGTCTGGGAAAATGTCCCCGGCGCCTTCTCCTCAAATGCCGGGCAGGATTTTAAAGCAGTCCTCGAAGCGGTCATCGGCATCGCAGAGCCGGACACCCAGGTGCCTATGCCTGAGAAAAACCGATGGCCCTATGCCGACTGCTACATGGGAGACGGATGGAGCGTTGCTTACAGAGTTCTTGACGCTCAATTCTGGGGAGTCCCCCAAAGAAGAAAACGCATCTACCTTGTCGCAGATTTTGCAGGTGGGCGTGCCTTCGACATACTTTTTAAGTCCGAAGGCGTGTCAGGGTATTCTGCGGAGAGCTTCCGCTCGTGGCAAAGAACTGCCGGAAGTG